TAGCATTTCTTTAGATTTTGGATTTAATGATATTAGTGGCATTAGATTTCTCCTTTGTCAATTAAGTCAAGTATTTCATCAAGTTCAGATACAAGTGATGTCTGAACATTACTTGGTGCTGAAATTCTAGTAACGTCCATCCCATCAATATTTGTTGTTCCTATTGCCATTGCAAGATAGTTTACAATTCTGGTTGAGAACTTACTGTATACTGACTGTGGTATGGTAAAGAAATGTGATGTAGAATCAAGATATTCTTCACCATCAGCAAGAGCAGCCCATTTTGGTGGTGTCATAGGAAATGGCACTGAGTTAGCAGACATTGATGCATGATCTTTTGGTATATCTCTTAATTTCTTTCTATATGCTACCCATCTTGCTTTTTCTTCATCAGAACAAGGTGCATCACCAAGTTGTGTCCAGTCACTGTCCATTAATAAGAAGTTTCTGATTAATTTAACTTTAGTCCAGTTTAATATTGATGTCTTTGCAAAATGTCCTGCAAGACTTCTCTCTAAATCATTCTCTTGTCCTTGTCTATACTCTGTCCACTTCTCAATGATTCTGGTAGACATATCCTCAATTTCTGTTGGAAATGGTGATAGGTCAAACTGATATGATACCCACTTATATACTCCAGTCTTCTGATTTCTCTGATACTTAGTCTTATTCATTTTGACAGTATCATCTTTATATTTTACAAATAATTCTAATTTATCCTTGTCAGAATCCCATAGAGGATATAATATTGGAACTATGTCGCTAGCCCAATAATCATCATCTATAGTTTTCATTATACCTTCAAATTGAATGGTCTTGTCAAAGGCATTCAAATATAGTGAAGTTTCTGCTGGTGATGCTATAGTTGCCATTTATAGTGCCTTAATTAAATACTTTACCCTATGGTATTTAGTTATGAGAGGAATGTTATTCTCTGCAGTCACAATTGCAGTCGTAGTTATAGGTGTAGATGATGACATTGTAAATGTACCATCTGTAGTTACGACTCCTGCTTGTTGTGCTGTTACTTCTCTTCTTACTTCATTAATACCAGTGTCTAGTGATCCATCTAATGGTGAACCACCCTCGTCTATGTTTCCTGCTAACGTAGCACCACCAGTAGATATAAATGTTTGTTCAAATCTAGAAGCATAGAAGAATGAAATAGCAGCTAGTCCATAATTATCATCAGTTGCTGCTGCAGACTGATATGTCGGTCCTCTATCTTGTTCTAGAACTAAGGTTACATCTGTTGCTCTCATACTATCTCCTTCTGGAATACTTAAATCTACTCTCTGCCATGCTGGATTAGTATCAGATGCCAACAATATTTGACTAAACAATGTAGTACTATTAGATGTTCCCTTTTTATAGAATAAATTTAGTGCTTGGGATGGAGCTTCTCCACCATTTTGTCCACTACCTCTAATAATAGTAAATGCTATGGTATTGCAATCTGTAAGATCAAATGTTCCTACCTCTAACTGTCTTTTTCCAGAAGCATCTGAAGCAGCACCTGTAAATTCTATGTACTTTAATATTTTATTTGCTGTGTTGTTTGGTATACTTGAGGATGATCCAGCAAATCCAAGATTATTTCCAGTTCCTTGTCCAAAATTTCTCTCTTTGATGCCAGGATCTGTTGATGATAACCATACATTTCCTTGTTGAGGTGCACCAACAGGATTTCCATCGGCATCTCCCTCATAATATGTTCCTTGTGGTGTTGAAGTTCCACCTGGCACCGTAGTTCCTGATTCTCTAGCAAAATATCTTACATATATCTCTCCACCACCACCATCAGTTCCTATTCCACCACCTTGACCAGGTGCTTGTAATGATACAACAACATCTGTTTCTATCCCTGCTCCAAATGATATAGAAGCATTGGCACCCTGTCCACCAGCACCACCAACATTATCCCAATAATCCTGACTATATGAGTATTGTATTTTTACATATCCTTTATCTGTTGGTAATGAACCATTTGAGTCTAGGACTACACTAGTAAAATATCCTGCTCTGACTGCAGAAGTACCAGCACCTCCACCAGATCCACCACCATTACCACCGTGACCATCTCCTGCTGATCCTCCTGACCCTGCGTTATCTTCAGTGATGACACCACATCCAGCACCACCGCCACCGCCACCACCAGCAGAGCAACTTCCACCACTACCACTTATACCAGTAGCGAAATCTATAGGTCCGTTGATTACTTTTAATGCATTAGAAGATCCTACTGCGTCACCACCATCATAGCAACCGTCATATGTGTTACCACCATTGTCACCACCACCTGATCCACCGCCACCGCCTCCACCGCCAGCACCAGCGAATAGGATTCCATTGTAAAATATACCTGAGACACTACCGCCAGAACCACCAGTAGCACCATTTCCCCATGCACCATAACCACCAGCACCAGATAAAGTTCCAGCAGCACCAGATACACCAGATACAATTCCACTTTCATTTCCTGTACCAACACCACCTGGCCATGGAGGTCCCCATGGTTGTCCTGTAGCAGGGTCATTACCTGGTGTACCAGCACCTGACGTTCCTGATCTTCTGTTATAACCAGATCCACCACCATTACCTAGTTCCCAGGCAAGAGTTCCACCAGCAGCATTGAAAGTTCCAATTATTCTTTGACCTCTACCACCTACACCACCAAGTCCACCTTGTCTGCCAGTTGCTGTTTTTGGCCAACCTTCAGAACCGTTCCATAGTGGCCAAAATCCAGTACAACCAGAGTTAGCATTACCATTACCAGAACCACCTCCACCACCAGATATTTCAATGTTAATGGTTCTACTTGTTTCATTTAGTACTGATTCTGGTACTGCCCATGATCCATTTTCAGTATATAATGTCTCTGGCTCAGTTACACTAATACTTTTTGTTTGTGCTGTTCCAACTCCACCTGTTGTAATTGCTCCTTGTGGTAAAGTAGGTGTTCCATACATTCCACCACCTAAAACATCATTACCACCAAGACCTTGCATACCACCATCTTGACCATCTTGACCATCTACCCACCCTACATTAATTCTAGCGTCATCTATCAATGCCTGTGGTACTTCAATTGTTCCTCCAACACCACCAGCACCGCCAGCAGCACCAGATGCTCCACCACTACCACCTGTGACCTTAACTGTATAAAAAGTACCATCAACAGTTATACCAATTTGTGCATATCCACCATTTGTGCCAGGATTATCACTATCCGCACCACCACCGCCAGGTGCTTTAAGTTCAATCTGACATCCAGCAATTGTTCCTTGACTTGGATTTGGTTTTGTTACAGTTGTTCCAGCAGTTCCAGTAAAAGTTTCTTCTTTTATTGTAGTGGTATTACCTGGTATCTCAAATGTTTGTTCTTTACCACCTACAGTTGTATTAATATCAACAACATATATTCTTGGTGGTTCTGTAATTTCTGTCTCAGCAAAATAACCATTTGCTAATTTAACATTTATACTTGTACCACTAGCATTTGCAGTACCAGGTATTTCTCCATCTCTTGGTAATACATTGAAATTAGTAAGACTAAATCCATCTGCTACAATAGTAAAGTTACCAGTAAATTCTGTTGGAGAAGCATTACTTACAGTTACAATATCACCCACTGATAAGTTATGGTTACCATCTGTATTGATTGTTATGAATCCACTACTAGAATCATATGTTGCAGAAAGAACAGCAATTACTGCTGACTCTGATACCATGTATTGATATTGTTGACCACCAGTTGTTCCTGCTGTTTCTCCAATACCATTGGTATTACCATATGTTGCTGTCTGTGCATTTGGTAGTGGTACACCAATCAAACCATGTGAATGACCTAATGCACCACCAGCAGATCCATTTGGTTCAAATAAATTGATGTTTGCTCTACTATTAATATAAGTTACAGCAAACTTATCAACAGGAGTACCACTCAATTCTACTTGTTTTGTCTCATCAACTTCTACTGATAATATTCTATGACTGTGTGTAGGAGGGAATGGAAAAACATAATCATCCATAGGTCCTACTTTATATTTTACAGATCCTGTAAGATATGATGCAATATCTGCTGAAATTGAATTATATCCTGTACTTTTAACATCACCAATTACAAAGAACTCACCACCATCAATTAATGTATCTTTAGGAATATACCATTGTCCACCAGTCTGTCCAACAAAGTTATTGATTGCATTCTCTGGTGTTGCTGTTCCTGCTCCATTGACATTACCAAATCCAAGTATTTTTTTCTGTCTGTAATCTGGTAAAGCAAATGTTCCAATATTATATGGAAAATCTGATAATGAAAATGATTTTTGTACAAAAATATCAGGATGCGTTGGTGGTCCGAATACTAGGGTGAAGTCCCATGTGAGATCTGATGAATTGACGGTTGATAAGTCAATATTATCTGGTAGTACTATTTCATATGCAAATTCATTTGTCCGTGCTTGTGCACTAACATCTTCTGTTGGATCAGATAATTGGTAGAATGTTTGCTGATTAAATATACCAACAGTTGAAAATACACCATATGGACTTGTTATTAGATTATTAAATCTAAACACTGCACCAAATGGATATGGTCTTTTTACATTTACCTTGTTATTACTAGAGTCCCAATAAAACTGGAAGAATAATTTATTGTTTATAACATATGATTTTCTTAGTCCACCAGGTTGATTTGTTTGTGTGATATTAACTGATGTAGAACCACCGTAGGTATTCTGTATAATACTGTATAGTTCTGGATAGTCACGAATTTTAACTTCTGATCCATCACAATATAAATGTTGTGGATATGTATATTCGGGACCGTTTGCAGCAAGATTTACGTCAGCAAAGACAGGAAGAATTGATCCGACAGGAGAGTGGTTACCAGTCTTATCGGAATAATAATTAGAATAGGAATTCCTGTATGTTGCCATGTTAATATTTAATTAAAAATTCTTGAACTAGAAATGGTTGTATGTAACCATCTGCCTTGTTTTCCTCGTTTACATCTATCTGAATTGTAGATGTTATTGCATCGGCAGGAATATATGTTGGTTTTGTTACAACAGTAAAGTTATGCGGATCTTGAAGGAAAGGCATAAAATGTTTATGTATGCAATCTCTACCAAACTCTTCAACATCAGTTACTGTATTGTTGAGAGAAGCAAAAGCAGGATTATCTGCTCGTGAGTCAAATGGCACTTGAGTTGCTTTATCCACGAGGGCTGGTGTATAGTTTGCTGCTAATTTAGCATGAGTATCTGGTTGTTTAGTGTCAACAAAGCGATTACAGTCTGAACCTCCTGCGTTACACCGAGGTCCTGTTCTACATGTCATTTCACCAGTATACTGCAAATTTCCACAAAATCCTGTTTGTGGTGAATTTCCCTCCTGATGATACATAGGCCATCCTAACTGAGTTCCATTAGCATTACATCCAAACTGGTATATTTGTCCTGTTGGTGTACCACTTCCATCTGGATTTAATATAGGAATATCGCCAGGTACAAGACATTGACCCTGATTTGCAAAATCACAACCAGCCCAACAACCACCAAAATAGAAATATGTTTCCTGACTAGGACCACCAAATGGAAATGTTACACATCCGTTTGCTTTGTTTCTGTTTGGCATTTGTAGAGCAACTTGCTTAGATGCAGCTGCCTTACATAATTCTTGTTTAGTGTTGTCTGCCCATGGTATGATGCATAATGTAGACTTAGATAAGTATGCATTTCTACCAAATAAAGAAAACTCACTTGTTGGTGATGCAGTTCTTGATCTTTTACCATCATGAAAGTGAGCATGTGGTTGGAATGCTGTATGTAATACTTCTGTTTCTTCTGTATAGTTACCACTAGATCTAGCAAAACCTGGTTGTCCAGTAATTTCTAATGTTTGTGCTGGTAAAAAGAAGTTACCTTGATATTGTATTTCAAAAGATGTACCTATATTGCTACTGACTTCTAATCCTACACCAGATTTTGTTATCTCTTGTCCTGCGTCATTATTCAAATATGTATCCTGATAGTCTCCTAAGTTTGCACTAAATGATGTCTTGGTAGACTTTGCACTAAGATCTGGTACTTGAAATTGATTATCAAGTAATGTAGTATCTGGTTTTTTATATCTACAATTTGTTCCTACGCCCAATATAGCAGCAAGTTCTGGAAAGTTTTCTGCAAGATAAACTGAACCATCACATCTCAGATAACCAGCAGGAAGAGTCTGATATAATGACACATCTGAGGGATCATTAGATGTTAACTGTTTAGACCAGTTTATAATAGAACCAGTGAGAGTTCCTAATTTTCCTTTTTCTTTTGAATATAATACTGCCATTAGTATGCTCTGATGATATACAGTACGACTAAGGATGGTGTGTTAGGATTAACCTGTACGCTCAATCCTCTGTCTACATCTATTGGTTCTAAGTTTCCAGTAGTCATATTATTTATGAGTATAGTGTTAGGTAAATTCATTTGTCCTAACGTCATTGCAATATCAATAGTGAAGTGATTGTGAGATCCTAATGAGTTAGCAGTGAATGCATCACCACCATGATTCAATGTGGTAGGATATGGAAAATCTCTACCAACTGCCTCTGGAGGTACGCCATAATAATCTTGCTCATCAGTAGATGGAGGAGTTGCACCATTACCTCTTCTTGCTAATGGAACTTGATCAGATACATAATAGTTTCTTTGTCCTAAGTATGTGCCAGGTGGTGGGAATGGAGCAGTGACTGCTGGTTGCTGTACTGGTACAATACATGAGTTATCATCTTGATATGAAACTGTTTGTCCATATGCCTGTACTGTTCTAGGAACTGATGGCACTTGTGGAATTACGTTAGAAGCATTACCATAATGGCGATGAGTATTCAAGTTTGGAAGTGAGTCAACAGCAGGGTCATATGCAGTCCATGTAACTACACCAGGATCATATCTGTCTGCCAATGGTTCAGCAGCAGTAGCACCCGTATCAGATCCCGTTGTATATTCTGAACTTGCAACCTCAAAATATCCAGCATCAAATAATCCAAGATAACCACCACCTATCTCTACTGATGGATAAAAACCATCTGGTGGTCTTGGGTGTGTATGTGTTGCAGTATGTTCAACACCTAGTTTTCTAGGTATAGTTCTAATAGTATCAAAGTATGATGGAGGTTCGAGAGTAATACCTTTTATCTTTCCTGCTAGTTCAGACTCAACTGCTGCTTGAAATTGTACATCAATATATGATAATACATTTGTTAGTGGTTGTTCACCCTCAAATCCATTCAGTGAAACATAAGATCCAATGACTTGCAATTCTTGTGCACTCAATAGATTACTTTCCAAATCTATGAGTGACTGTTGATTTAGTGTTGGTAGATTGAACACATCATCATCGTTATAAGATGGATATGAATTTGATATACCAATGAATGGTTGACCTGGTTCTACTACAGGACCGTATAGATTACCCAATATTTGTGCTAATAAAGGATAGTCTTTTGCCTTGACTTGAGCACCATTACAGACTACCCAACCTTTTGGTATGGCATCTGGAGACAGTGCTGACTCACTTGTACTACCAGTCCATGGCATGATTGTGCCTATAGGACTGGCCTTCTGTGCTTTTATACGGTTGTAACTTGGCATTTATTATACCTCCATTAACCACCAACCTTGTACGCTGGTTGGGATGCCTATTTGATCATTACTATCAACTGCTCCAAGATATACTAATGCAAATGCTGCATTAGGAGTCTGAACTACAAGTTCACCAGATGGATATGGAGTTAATCTATCTCCAAATAGTGTTCCTGTTGAATCACCTTGTATTGGTGTGCCACTAGTCTCAGGAGTTCTAATAACCAATGTTGTATCATATTTCAAGTTACCACCTACATCAATCATTCTTACAACGTCACCTGTTTGTGGTGCTGTTGGTAGTGTAACGATTAATGTTTGTGTATTTTGAACATTGACCATGTATATTATATTTGCAATCAATGTTAGATCTGCTTCTGGTGATGCTGCGGATAAGTATCTTGTATGTCTTGCACCAGTTGATGTGGTGAAGTTTTGTAATCCAAATGCATCAATTGAACGATCTTGCTTGATAGTATATTCACTACCACCACCAACTCCAAGATTTTGTACTGAGAATACATCTGACTCTGTTGGTGATGCTGATGCAGTACCTGTAATAGTAAGTGAATTCTGAGCAGTTACATTACCTAAGTTATCAACTGAGAATGATGGTGTGCAACTTAATGTTAGAAGAACGTTTTCTGGGCAAGTTGATGGATATAAGAAGAAGTCTCCTCTAGCAAGTACACCAGCATCCCAATATAGTAGACCTTGGTGATCAGCATGTCCGTCATCATTAACAAAGTGGAATAGTTTTGTCTGTTTAACACTATCGTAAATTACGAAGTTACCACCCGCTAGTGTCAAGTTATCAGTTACCTCAAGACTACCCTCTCTATATGACTTAGCACCATCTCCTTTTTGCTCATTCATCACAGACATATGAGTCTTACCATATAGTCTGCCAGTTACGACTCCAAGAGTTTCAGTGCCAGTAGATGTATTTCTAAATCTCAACCACTGTTTGTAATCAAGTTTAGATTGTGAGATATATCCTCTCTCTAGAATTACAGATAAGTAATCGGTTGAAACTCCCGCTACCTGTCTCTGTCTGATTTGAGCGTCAACTACTAGGGATTGTTTCTCATGTTTGATTACTCTTCTAACAACATCAGATTGCTGATGATTCATATTGACTGTTCCTTCCTGAGCTCTAGTTGCAACGATTGTATTCGTTCCATCTACAACATCAGTGATTGTCATAAATTCAATTTGACCAGTATCACTAGAGAATGATGCTAGAGGTCCTACAGCAATTAAGTCTCCTATCGCAAACTTACCAGTTCCTTCTCCAAGAGATTGAACTGCAATTTGTAATACAGTTGCACTGTTACCAACAGCAGTTGATATAATAGTTGTGCTAGGACCATTTGCCTGTATTGTCTGTGGATCTGCGTAGTAAGCATATGTGATTATATCATCTAGATTCAACTCTGCTGGTAAATTAGCATTTGTAAGAATTCCAGCAGCACTTGACCATGCTAAGTTGACGTCAAATCTACCAGCATGTGTTCCGATTTTTGTTGTACCTGAGCATGTATCAACATCGAATGTAACATTACCACTACCATCATTTGTAGTAAGTCTTTCATTCCTACTTGCTTTAAATGTAATTCCAGTTGATGCTGATGCACCAATAATTTTTTCTGTTAAGTAAATAGCACCGCCAAACACAAAGTCAACAGCAGTATCTTGTAACATACTGAATGGAGATGAATCTGTAATTACAGATATGACATCACCTTTTTGAATATCAGCAATTGTCTTACCAGAAGTTGTGACTGATACATTAGAGATAACATTTGTTTGAGCAACAGCATCTCCTGTAAATACAGTTTCACCTAGAGTTCCACAACCACCATCTACTTTAAGTGATGAGTTAAGTGTTAGAACTGAACCTGGTATATTTGGATTACCAATCTGTACTTCACCAGTTACAGAGTTAACTACAAATACATCCTCATCTGGATCAGCACAATTAGAAATTCTAAACTTCTGTACTTGTTGCTCTAGAGGAGTGATGACTTTAATATATTCTGGAACTTTTGGTGAGTCGTTTCTATCAATAATGACATAATCATTGTTTGTTAGATTACCACCAAACTCTGAGAGATATACTGAGTCAGTCGCACTAGTATCATTATCAAGTGCTTGCTCTGTCCATGTAGCATCAAACTGTACATTAACTTTGTATATTGGTGTAGTATCAACGTGATTATCTAATACACCACCAAATGCACCGAATGGACGTCTCTTGACCTTAATATAGTATGGTGCTTCGTTGATCCTTGTAAGTTCTACAATTTGTAGAATCTCTGGATGACCTGTTGCTGATGAACCTATACCAACAACTGCACTATCAACTATAATGTAATCACTAGTTCCAAAGTATGGATCACCATTTGCTTTGACTGGTTCA